TGCCTGAGCTAATATCCATAAGCTCAACTCGTTGTGCACCAGTTCTAAACTTAAGCTGTTCATTTGCCGGGATAACGAATGAACCAATCAGTTCACCTACACTGTCTGAAAGAAGATCACCTGTTCCATCCGGATGTGCGGTAGCATTAGTAAATATGTTTCCAGGGTTATCATCGCGTGTAGCAAATCTCTGGAAAGTAGTTTCAGGTCTTGCAAATGCCGTAATATCTTTTCCACCGAAGAACATGAAGTGCTTGGTTTTACGCCTCAGTCCATTCACTTTAAAGAAGATCTTACGTGCTCTCATGAAAGGAATGAATGATACGTCAATAATTCTATCTGCAACTATCTCTCTACGTGTTCTTACATCACCACGAACCAGAACTCTTCCGCCAGATGGTGTACCGATCCAACGGTTTCTAAATGAGTGAACTGTTTGTCTGATTCGAGCAATCCATCTTGTAGCCAGTCTTTCTGTTTCAGTTTCTCCAGTGTCTACAACGTTATCCGGTGCATACTCTGTTTCCACCCATTCATCAGAAGTAGGTGACATTTCGAGATGTCCTTGAGAAACAATAACTGCAAATGGATTGATATTTTCTGTTTCCGTAGCAAGATTCTGATCAATCATTGCGATTTCGCTTACGATTGGAAGAGTTGCAATATCTCCTCTACGCTCGGTTGTCGATGCATCTGAATCGTAAATCAATCTTACATTTCTTGCATTCGAAAGAGGCACCAAGTGTCCTAAGCTTTCATCAATAGCAGCTCTATACTCTTCTCTCCTAATATCAGAGAATGCTGCATCCTTAAAGTTATCAACCAAGAATCCAGCTTTTGTTCTTTCGAGTCCAGCAGAATCAAGAACAGTAAGGTTTGCCGTGTCAACTTCAAGCAAGCTAAGCAGAGTTGTTTCCTGAAGCTTATCAATACGCTGTTCAAGCTCGGCAATATCGGCCATAGTAAATCTTTTCGCAGGAACAAACTCTGAAGTCATATCGGATTCATTCAAAGTATTTGGTTTCAGCGTAAAGTTATATAGTGGCATTGCACCGGCCGGAACTTCAGGAAGAAGTGGATCCAAAGCTGGTACACCTTGAATTACTTTTACTTCACCGCGCGGTAGTCTTTCACCTGCAGGGTTTAGCGTGGTAGCAATCAGTCTATCTTTTCTTGGAAGATAGTACGAGATAGTACCTTGGAACGTACCTGTATTTTGCGGCAGAGGATTAACTGAAGCGCCAACTCCAGAATCAAATGTAATGTTTGGAATTCTGTCAGCCGAACTATCTCTATCTGCCACCGGCCTAAAGTCAACAACATCTCTTAGAGATACTAAAGTACCATCTGCTTTTTGATGACTAGGAATCTTGCCGTATGCAATGTTAGCGTTGTCATATGATGTAATGTCGAAGAAATGTCCTTCGGTTGAATGAGAAAAGTATTGGAATCTTGAGAAAATCTGTGTTCCTGTCGGAATAGTAACATTAGGCTTCTTTACAATCCTACCAATTCCATAGAAGTTATCTCGTTGTCCGTTGTCAACTGTAAATAGTGACTTAATATCAGCACCGTCAGAATCCGTAATCTTAATTGATTTAACATCAAAGATGTCTGCTTTACGAAGAGATATAAATTGTGATCCTCTTCCGTCAGATTCTGCATCACCAGGGAATGTCTTTGTAATTGTAGCTTCTTCTAAAGTTTTATCTTTAGCGTTAGGATTGGTTTCATTTACTAGCACATATCCAATATAGTTTGTTGATGGTGCACCACCAGACACAGTAGCATTAACACCACCGCCTCCAAGCGAGATTGACATAGAGCTGTCAACTTCACCAGTTGCTTTAGTAAAGATCCACTGGCTAGTATTAGTAAACGCATCATACTGCGTACCATCTGGCTGATTAGGACGGCTGAGTGTTGCCGCACCGGAACCGGATGTCGTAAATGTAATTCGTTTTTGTACTTGCAAAGAACCAAATGCAACTGCATCTTCCTTTGGTCTTGTGCGAGGAAGAGGGAAGAGCAAATCATTTTGAGAAGTATTTTTAAGGACTGCTACTCCACCTTCTAGAGTAATATTGACATAGTCAGAAGTACTAGTGCCAAATGATCTGGAGCTTGAGAAGTTTTGTCCTGAATTCATACGAATATCAAAAAGATAGAAGCGGAATGATTTATTTCCATCTTCTTCAATATGTCTTACTCGGCATGTACCGATTGTAGATCCACCGTGATTGATTGCACTTCTTAGATTTAGTTTTGCAAATGTGTCGGTGTTTGGCAGACCTTTATTATCATCAACGTCACCTTTTACAAAGTTTCCGTAAGATGAAACTACGATTTGACCTGCCTGTTCCAAAGTGGTTGAACTCTTTGGCACAGTGATATTTTTTGATGATGCTTCTAAGCGGTATCCGTCTACATATACAATACCATCAGTTACTTCCAACTGCAAGTTCGAAGAATTTGCAGAGTCAAATATATTATATTTTGCATCAAAAGGTTTTACGATATAGTTACCGGATTCTTCTTTTGTTCTCAAAGCAAGAAGATCGTTAACTGTAGAATATGAGTTATCGGTTCGTGCCTCATCACTGATCTTACCATTCGTTAGTTTAGCAAGATAGATGAAGTTTTCACTGCTTGACACAAGATCTCGTCTTGTAAGTGTAAGTCTAATTCTATATCTGTCAGCACCTGGTGCAGCAACGTTTGGAGTTGCACCTTGATTATCATATAGTGCAACATCATCGTTAACTGTTACTACAGTTTCATCAACTCTAAATCCAACGTCGATATTAGGTGTATCAGAATACTTATCTACAAAGAATGATTGTTTTTCTGCAAAGACAAAGTGTCCTTGGACAAAGAAGATACCTTTTGCAATTGATGCTTCGGTACCTCTACCTGCCGCGCCTGACGCAGCGGTTGTCATTTCCAATCCACCAAGTTGGAGAACCTGACCGTTACCTACTCTAACCGGATCGCTGCCGGAAGTACCGGCCTGAGTTGATACATATTCGACGTATAGTGTATCAGGATCAGATCCTGTAGCCTGTACCAGCTTAATGACTTTTACTTCAAGTGCAGGATCAGGTGCTTTAACTGTAAAGGTTTGTCCTACAACTGCAGTGAGTGGATTATTTGGAAGTTGACCAGCAGCCAACTTAATAAATTCCATTTTATTATTTACAGTGATACCGCCTGGTTCAACCACACCGCCATCTTTAAAGACATTCGAACCAAATCTCTGAATCTCTTTATTAATAATAGTTTGTAGTTGAGTTAGCTCCCGGGCCTGTACAGCTTTACCGCTGTTAAAGAGAATTCTATGATAGTTATCACTATCCTTAAAATCGTCTTTATAAGTACTCAGAAACGTGGTATCTGTGAGATTTGTTGCCATTCTTTACACCGTAATAATAACTTTGATGTCCTCAGTTTGTGTTGAGGCTCTAATAACTCGAGCTCTGTTCTCAATATAGAGAACATCACCACTATATTGATCAATAATATTATTTTTGTTTCCGCTGTCGACTAGTCCGCTACCACCAGATGGAGATCCTGTTAAAGCTTCACCGTCTTGGAAGTTACCAGCAACGTTATTTAGGTTTTGCTGGAAGAATACTCTATTACCAGTTGAGCTGTCAAGTTCTGAAATTGTTGCAGTAAATCCTGTTGTTCCGCCAGTAATTGTATCATCTACCGATAGACCAGATGTTGCAATGGAAGATTGCAGAGTTAAGAATCTACCAACCTTTGAAGCTACACCTTTATATCTTGGACCGGCTGATGCCGAGTCTGTCAACTCAAGATTTTTAAGCATAAGAATTTGTCTAAAGTCGTTTGTAGTATTAAATTCACCACCTTCTGCACCAGCAGTTTTAACGTTAAACATAACAGATGAGGATTTCAGATCACTAATAACGCTTCTTCCAATACCGTCTCTAGGACCAATGATTGGTCTCAGTACGGCATTACCAGTTGTTGAAACACTTGCATAGTCATATCCTTGACCCATTCCACTAGATTCATTGAGCATTTCAATCTTAGCGATTGCACCACCTACGATTGTGGCAGTTGCTGAAGCACCGCTACCATTACCATTGATTGTTAGTGTAGGAGCAGATGAATATCCACTTCCGGCATCAACAACTTCAATACCTAAGATTTGACCGGGTGTCGCACTAGATTTAATATTAAGCTGCTGAGTCTCAAAAGCGTTAGGTGTTGGAAGGGATGCACTATCCACATCTTGCGCAGGAACAAATTGTGCTGAAAGGAATGTACTTGCTCTCGCTGCAGATAGAGCATAGAGTAGTTTCCAACGATATCCGTCAGCAGTTTGAAATGCCTTAGTTTCAGTAACTCCTGCAGCAGTAAATGAAGGCTTGACTGTTGAAGCGTTTGTCTGGCCTGTAGCATCTTTACCTTGCTGTAGACAAATATAAACCTCATTATCTTCAGTAAGAACATAGTATACATTAGTCGGAATACCAACGTGTGAATCAGCCCATGCACTGTAAATTGTACCCGATGTCCAGTTATATCTTGGAACTACGAATGAGGTACCTGTAACTTTCTTAATTGCTTGTAGGTTTGCTCTAGCTTCTCTTTCTTCTTTTGTGTTGCGAAGAGGTGTAGCTACAGTATCTGTAGCGTCATAAGTATCTGACTTTCCAATCCCGAGAAAATACTCGTCGCTGTCACTGCTCGATGATACTTCATCAAAGAGTAGATCAATAAATTTTTGTTTTAGTGGGTCTGTACCTATGGCTGCCATAACTTATCTCTCTTATATTTTAAACCATCTTCCACCGTCCCAAATACAGAACGCAGAAGTACTTGAATCAACTGTAAAGCTGGCAACACTACCTGTTGTAAGTGTGACTGTTGAATTGGTTGTTGCTCCTTGCTTTTCAAAAGTAAAGATCTTGAACTCACCTTGTGTAGTACCATTAGCAAGTGTTCCGTTACCTTGCAACTTAATGTATGTTGCTAGAGATGAAATAGATCCACTCGCATGTGTAATAGTATTATAAGCTGATTTTCTCGTTACCACCGAGCCAGTACCTTTTGAATTTAAAGTTAGGTTGACATTTGTGTCATCGCCTGAGGCACTAATGCTTGGTGAGTTAGTTGTAGAATTATTGGCAATGGTAATTTCATTTACTGCTGAAGCAGTTCTAGTCAATTTAATAAATTCATTGCCAGATGAATCGTTAATGCTTTGCTGAACAATAGGCCTATAGATTGCAGGCTGTACTATTGTTTTATTTGTAAGAGTTTGTGTATTAGTATCAAGCACAATAATTCCAGTTGAGTTTGGAATTTGTACTACTCTATCTGCAGTTGGATTTACTGCAACTAATCGAGTTTCAAACCCATCTGCAACGGAACCTTCAAAGACAACTGCGCTATCTTCAAAAGTAATCTGTGATGATAGAGCATCACTATCTCCACCAATTCTTTGATAAATCTCTACAAAATTGGCATTGATCTTTGTTCCAGCAGATCGCAGAGTATCGCCGGTGCCGTCGTTTGCAGTAGTTCCAATTGAAATGTTTTGCCTAGTCATACTTTACTCTTTTATTTAGCTTTATTTATATCGTAGAATCGAGGATTGATGCCGAATATCTAGTGAATATATCATTATCCATCGTTTCAAATGTCATTGAGAAGTCTGGTGAAACTGCAGCACTATCGTCGAATGTGAATGAGTTAGGTGTAAGAAGTTCAACTACCGATGAGTAATAGCCACCCAAGCTTCCAGCTGTAACGTTCGGATCATTTGCATACCTGGATACAAGCTGATTTACATTGACTCTGAATGCATCATCAACACCACCAGAATCGATAAGTGCTGTTGTTTCGTGAGAGAACACGATTGGCTCGAATGCAACCTGTGAAGAAAGAACCGAAAGAGCTACCGCAGAATCAAGAGGATTCTGACCTGAAGCTGTGAGAGATAAATTTAGTTCATTTGTAGATGCAACTTCACCGGCAAAATGAAAGCCAGCGGGATGAACAAACTTTTTATATAGTGCTTGATAGTCAACTGTAGATAAACCTACTTTCAATAGGATAGAAAATATTTGATAGACACCATTGTCTTGAATAAATTTTTGTGAATCAAATCCAATTTGTGATTCACCTACAATAAACATATTATTCTTAGGATATTCTACTGTCACTTCTTCATTGAAGAAACCTCTAAAGAATCCTTCGGTAGAAACTAGTGTGCCCTTTGATCTATAGAAACTTGCCAGAAGAGTTGCCATCAATCGAGGTTTTTGAAAAAACGAAGATGACTGCAATCCATTACCGATTTCTCTGATCAATTCATCGAGAAATGTAATATTAGTTTGTGCGATATCACGAGCGTGGTGTAGCTCTTTTATCTGATCACTAAATGCTTGTTGGCCGTCGCTGTCGAGAAATTCATAGTATCTGTCGAGTAGACTGATAAGCTTTGGATTTTCCTGCTCATAAAATGCAGGAAGCACTTCACCAGTTTTAGATGTGGTGAGAGTAACGTCTCTTCTATTCCTATCGTCTAGTACATGGCTCATGTGTTAAGTGTTACCGCTGTATTTTGGAAGTCGACTGTAGCTGCTGCCGATGATCTTTCTGCATCAATATTTAGTATGTAGTTTCGAAGAGGCCTGATCGTACTCTTATTTGCAGGAACTGCTGCAATCTTAATCGCTGTACTTTCAAAACTTGATACACTTAATCCAGTAAATGATACAACGCCAGTTCCAGCTGTATAGCTTCCAATAACGTCTTTAATAATTCTTCCAGTGTTTAGATCTACAAGCTCTAGTGCGTTTGAATTAAGTTTGTTTCTTGCAAACACTTTTGTACCATCAACTGTAAAGTTAGTAGTTGTTATGATATGGTCAGTTGCAGATGGTGCCGCAATTGCTGCAGGAAAGTTAACACTAAAATCTGTCAAGAAATTAAGCGTTGGTAGAAATCTTTGTTGCATCTTTGGTTCAATCGAAGAGTTCAAGATCGCTGGAGATATTCCATCAATCACAGCAAGTAT